ACAGTTATTTTATTTGAAAAACAGCTTAAATGCTGTTTTTTTCTTTCGAAAGGAAATTTATATGGCAGCAAAAGTTAATGGTAAGAAATTACATTTATCAACATTTGAGATTCCAACTTCAGGTAAGAACATTCGTAAATGCCTAGTAGCACAAAAGAAATTTGCAGAAGCTGGTGAAGTTATTGATCACGTTAATACTGATGATGATGACTCAATGATTAAAGCACTAGATGCTCAAATTAAATTAATTGATACTTATACAGAATTTTTGAAACCAATCTTGCACTTGTCAGATGAACAAGCAAAGAAAGTAGAAGACTCAGATTTCAATGATGTAGTTAACTTCACTAATGAAGTAATTAGTAAGGTTCTTGGTTACGATTCTGACAAAAGCACAAAATCAGAAGATAAGTGATGAAGACCCAGCTAGAGCATATGAGCAGATGATTGAAGACTTTGACTATTCAGAGCAACAGATGATACTCAATGCTCATATGTCTGTGGATGAATTTGAAAATACTGATTATTACAGATTAATTGAAATTATGAATGCAAAACCACGTGATAAGCGTCCTAAGACGTTGTGGGAACTTGCAGATAATATGGATAAATCAGAAAGGAGGTAAATAAATGGCAGCAAATATTCCTATGGGGTCGATGTCAACTGAGATTAAGCTGAACGGCTCTCAATCAGTCAGAACACTTAGAGAATTAAAGCAAGCTGTAACTCAAGCTACGAGCGCTTGGAAAGCACAAAGAGCCGAACTATCTACCATTGGCAAGTCAACAAAAGCTGCAGAAGCTAAGTATAAGGGCTTAGCAGAAACGATTAATAAGCAAAAAGATTATATTTCTGGCTTGCGAGAAGCTCAAAAGCACTTGCAAGAAGCACAGAAGTCTGTTGACCGCTCTACTAGAGAAGGTCGACAAGAATACGGCAAGTATAATGAAGCTCTGCAGAAAAATGAAACTAGAATTCATTCTGCTGAGCAAAGACTAGCCGGATTGGCAAATCAGCAATCTAAAGCTCATAAATCATTAGATTACTACAAATCTGGCTTGGCTGACGTTCAAAAGCAACTAAAGTCCAGTGAATCAGTAACTAGATCTTATGTTGATCGTCTACAGTCAGAAGGTAAATCTTATGAAGCAGCTAAAGCAAAACTAGCAGGCTATAGATCTTCACTTGAGATTTTAAATAAACAACAGAAGATCCAAGAAGCAGAATTATCTAAGATTGCAAGTACTGCTGGTAAATCTAGCGATGCATTTAAACAGCAACAAGTACGTGTAAATGAAACAGCTACTTCAATTAATAAAACTAAGTCCAACATGTCGGCTTTAAATGACACAATAAAGAAAACCAATCCTTCTATATTTGATCGACTTAAGGACAAACTTCATGGTACAAGCAATGAAGCTAAAGATACTAGCCATAATATTATGGATATTGCCAAAGGCTCAGCCATTGGTAATATGGTATCTAATGGCTTTAGTAATTTAGGCTCTGCACTGTGGAGTGCTGCACAGAATGGCTTTAAATTAGATGAAGCTGGAGAAGAACTAAAGAAACGTTGGTCTGATTTAGGATTACCAAAACGAGCAGTTAAAGGCTTAATGGATCAGATTAGTAGGATCAGAGGCGTATCAAATGCTTCTGGATCTTCTATTAATCAATTACAAAGAAGTTTATATAACTTAACGAATGGTAATGTTGGTCATGTTAAGGCCTTAACTAATGAATTATTTGCTTTTGGTAAACAAGCTGGTTTAAGCGATGGCAAAATTGCTGGTATGGGTCAAAAACTTACTAGAGTATTTTCACAATCTAAAGTTAGATTATCTGCATTTAACCGTGCATTTGGCCAAATGCCAGGATTACGCGACGCTATTATTAAAGCTTCTGGAATGTCTAAGAAAGCATTTAATAATGCGTTAGCAAATGGGAAAATCTCAGGAACTCAGCTTCAAAAACTAATGATTAAAGCCAGTTCTAAATCTGGCAAAGCTTGGGAAAGATTTGGCTCAACAACCAAGGGACAACTTGCTAAAGCTCAAGGTCAATACACTAATATGACCGCTATGTTTATGAAGCCAATTGAATTTATTTCAATTAAAGCTTTAAACGGTGTGATGTCTCAATTAGTAAATAAGCGCGGTGGTTTAACTAAGACTGGTTCAGCCATTCAAGGCATCGTTAAAAATTTATCTAAAAATATTGGTAAAGGTATTACTAATACAATTGATTTTATTGTTCATCATACACAAGGCATTAAAACTTTTGGCGAAATTGTTGCCGGTGCGTTTGCAGCTAAAAAAATCTATGATTTTACTGGCAGTATTCAAAAAGGCATTGGTGCAGTTGCTGATGATATTGACGCTTTTAAAAAGTTAGCAAAATCAACAAGTATGGCTGATGTCGCTCAGAAATTATTAAATGTTGATGAAAAAGCTAACCCAATTGGATTGATTGCTGTTGCTGTAGCTGCTTTAGGCGTTGCATTTTATGAGCTTTACAATCATTGCAAGCCTTTTAGAAATTTTGTCAATAGCATCGGTAAACAAGTAGTTAAAGTTTTTAACGGTGTTGTTAAATTCTTCAAGAATAATTGGAAAGAGATTGGAGAATTAATTGTTAATCCAATTCAAGGCGGTTTTGATCTACTTTATAAAAATAATAAAGGTTTCCGCAAGTGGGTTAATGGTTTAGTCAAAGGCTTTAAAAATGCTTGGAAAGGTGTCGGCAAATGGTTTGGCAACATTGGTAAAGGCATTCAAAAATCTTGGAAAGGTATGACCAAGTGGTTTACTAAACTTGGCAAGAACATGTCCAAGGGAATTAAATCGTCTTGGAAAGGCGTAACCAAATGGTTCTCCAAGATTGGTAAGAACATCCAAAAGTCTTGGAAAGGCATGACCAAGTGGTTTACTAAACTTGGCAAAAACATGTCCAAGGGAATTAAATCGTCTTGGAAAGGCGTAACCAAGTGGTTCTCTAATGTCGGTAAAGATATTCAAAAAGCCTGGAAAGGTATGACCAAGTGGTTTACTAAACTTGGCAAGAACATGTCCAAGGGAATTAAATCGTCTTGGAAATCTATGGTCAAATGGTTTAGTGGCATTGCTGAGGATATTAAAAAAGCTTGGCACGGAATGACAAGCTGGTTTAGTAAACTCGGTCATGGCATGGCGAGTGGATTAAAGTCAGCTTGGAAACATGTAACTGGCTGGTTCTCTGATATTGGTAAAGGTATCCGTAATGCTTGGCGTGGTATGACTAGTTGGTTTAGCCATCTCGGTAGTAACATGGCTAGTGGAATTAAATCTGGCTGGCATGGAATGACTAGTTGGTTTACTAATCTTGCTAAAAGTATTAAAAGTGTCTTTGATCATTTATGGAGCGGCATTAAAGATGGTGCTGCTTCAATCATTAATACTATAATTGATGACATAAACGGTACTGGTAAAAATATCAGTAACTTTACTCACGGTAAAATTAAGTTTGGCAAGATTGAACATGTTCATTTCTACCAAGGAACTGGACCAATTAAAAATCCTATATTAGGTGTTCTAAACGATGGTAACGATTCACCAGCAACGGGTAATCGTGAAGGTTTGCTTCATAAAAATGGTTTATTGGAGGTTCTAAATGGAACTAATATTAAACGTTTATTATTACCTGGTGATGAAGTTATTAAGGCTAGCGATATGGCTAGCCTTTTTCATTTTGCTGATGGTACTGTTACACCGGCAACTAATTTATCCGGTACGCCTGCAGGTTTAAATAATCAAGGTGGATTAGGTTTATTAATTAATATTACCGATGATATTCTGCAAGCCATCACTGGTGAAACGGTATCTAACTTTACACCGACTAAAACTGTTATTCATGGTATAAATTCGATTCGAAGTACACCAGTAGTTACACCGCTTTCAAAGTCGCCTATTAATAATAAAAATAGTGATAAAACTGGCAAACTTGGTAAATCAACTGATATTAAAGACAAAGCTGATATTAAAGACTTAAAGGAACAAACTGCAGAAATGCAGAAAGCTGTAGTTGTTTCTAAGCAATTTGTTAAGTCAATTGCTTCAGTTGAAAAGCAAGTTAAGGCTTTATATAAAACTCTTAAAAAGAATCCGTTTGGCAAATATATATCTAGTCAAGCTACTAAAGCCGTTAAGGCACTTAAGGGTAAAGGCAACTTTGCTAAAGTAATTAAGTCAATGAATTCTAAGATGTCTAAAGACATCAAGAAGACGAATTCAGCCAATCTTAAAAATATCAAGAGCTTTAGTTCATCAATGATTAAGACCTTTAAGTCATTGAGTTCAGCCAATCTTAAAAATATTAAGAGATTTAGTTCATCAATGATTAAAACCTTTAAGTCATTGAGTTCAAATATAAAAAAGATTTGGTCTGAGCTTTGGAGCTATACTGACGATAAATTCAAGTCTTGGCGTAAAGATGAATTATCCGATGAGAGTAGCTTCAAGAGTAAATTCACTCACGGCTGGAAATCAATGGATTCAGGAATTAAATCTGAATTCAATCACTTCTGGTCAAGCATGGTTACAACTGCTGGTAGAGGCGTTAACACCGTCATTAAAGTGCTTAATGAAGCCATTGGCAGAATTGACTCTGTAATTTCAGATTTTGGCGGATCAAAGAATGCCGTAAGCAAATCTAGTTACGTACACTATGCTAAAGGTACTGATGCTAATGGTCGCTTAACTCATGATACGTTAGCAATCGTAAATGATGCTCAATCTGGTCCAAGACAAGAAGCAGTTGTCACTGATACTAATGACATTATTCTACCTAAAGGCAATAATGTCCCGATGGTGCTTCGCAAAGGTTGGGGAGTTCTTGATGGCACTCAAACTCAGAGTTTAGGACTTCCACACTTTGCTAATGGTACTGGCTTGAAAGCATTGTATGAAATAGCCAAGCATAATTGGAATCATCCAGTTAAGACTGGCCAAAACATGTTTAGTGCAGTTAGCGGCTTAACTGGAGCTATGAAGGAATTAGCTTCAGGGATGCGTAGCAAGTCTGAAGATTCAGGTGTCAATTGGTGGTCTCAACTGTGGAAGATGGTTGAAGATAAAGTCAATGATGGCGTCCCAGCTAAAGGATTACTTAAAGCCGTTGAAAAATATGGTGAAGGTCATAAATATGTTTGGGGTGCAGACGGTCCATCAGCATTTGATTGTTCTGGACTAGTCATGTATGCACTCAGAAAAAGATATGGCATAGATTTTCCACATTACTCAGGTGCTCAATATGCTCGAACCGAACATATTAGTAAACGCAATGCAAAAATGGGTGATTTAGTATTTTGGGGTGCCGGAGGTAGCGACCATGTGGGTGTTTATGCTGGCGGTAACAAATACTTCTCAGCAGAATCACCTTCTCAAGGTATTCACATGAATACTTTATCTAGTGTTGTTGGCAAAGGTTCACCATTATTTGGTCGAGTTAAAGGCTTAAAACAAGATGATGGCTCAAGTTCTGAAGTAAAAGCTAATAATGCTTTACAAAGACATATCAAACCACAAGTTGGTAAAGGATTTTGGAAAACAGTTAATAAAATAGCTGAAAAGTTTGGAGCAACTGCAGGGTCAATAGCTAATCCAGCTGGAGACGGAGTTCAACGCTGGGCTTCCATTGTTGAAAAAGCTTTGCGTGTATTACATTTATCTTCATCCTTAAAGAGTAAAGTATTGAGGCAAATTGCTACTGAATCTAGTGGTGATCCTCATGCTATGGGTGGAACAGATGGTCTTTCAGATGGACATGCTGAAGGATTAATGCAAGTTAAGCCACCTACTTTTGCTTCTTATCATTTATCTGGTCATAATCATATTTGGAATGGCTTTGACAATATGTTAGCTGGATTAAATTATGCTAAGCATCGTTATGGCTCTAATCTGTCAGGATTAGGAATGGGTCATGGTTATGCCAATGGTGGTCTTGCTTCTGCACCAAGTATCTTTGGTGAAGCAGGTCCTGAAATGGCTATTCCATTAATTCCAAGTAAGTCAACTCGTGCGTGGGAGTTAATTGGAAAAGCAATTGGTATTCTATCTGCTAATAGCAACTTTAATAACCAACAGCAAGTAAATGTTAAAGAGCAAAAAGAAGAACACGACTTTAGGCAAGCCGTGCTTTTACTTTTAAATGAAATTGCTGGTAAGAGCGATGTAGCAAAAATCACTCTTACTACGCCAGCAGGTCGTGCATTGTGGGAGGTTGTAGAGCCTTACTCGAAGCAAGAGCAACGTGCTGAGCAAATCAGAGAAAGGAGAGGATTAAGTGGAAGATTTAGATAATTATAAGGGCATTGTTTTTAACGATCGAAAATCTACTGATTTTGGTATTCTAGTTCAGTATCCTTTTAATCCAGTTCATCCCATACCAGATATAACCACCACTCACGTGAATTCAAGAAGTGGCGACTACTTAGCTGACTATGGCTCTTATCAGAACACCACGCAGACTTTTAACATTATCGTTAGAATCCCACATGAGTGGACAAGAGCAGAATTTAATCGTCAATTGATTAACTGGCTGATGCCTCCACAAATGGACGGAAAAAGACAATACAGCTATTTTTATTTTGATGAAGATGAGAACTATGCTTTTTATGGAATCGTGAAAGATGTGCCAACAATTAAATGGGATGTGAATTCCACTGACCTTGGAACAGGCACAATCTCGATTTATACTGATCCCTTCTACTATCGACTAGACGGAATTAAGTTTACTGATCTCCCTAAAGCAGGATATATAAATAACTCGGACAGTCGTGAGACCAGTCCAGATTGGCATTTCATTGCTAATGGCAGTTTTACTCTTTATGTAAATAGTTTGCCTTATGAGTTTGACGAAATGGAAGGCGAATTTTGGGTAAGTGGTGAAACTGGTGACGTGTATGATGCTCAAAACAATCTATATAATAATCAGTGTCATTTCCCTAACTTAGAACCACCTACTCTCTCATACGGTGAAAATACAATCGAAATTACTGCTGATACTTCTAGTACAATACAATTAGCTGAATATAAACCGAAATGGAGGCGATTAATTTAATGGCTAAGATTACGGTAGGTACAATTCCTGAGATTGATTATGGAGAGTATGAGGGATATGAAAAAATCCCACACTTGTACAATAGTTTAACTGATGACTTAACCACTGTTGGCTATCCTTTACCAGATGCAATTGCTTGTCAGGTCTCAGGTAACAGCAATCAATTCAAGACACTCCAGATGACTTATCCAGCTGACGGTGTCAATGCTGACAAATTAGCTGAGGACAAATACATTATGGAAGATGCTGATGCTAAATTTCTGCATCAACTTTTTAAAATTACCCATATTCAACAAGAACTGGATAATATCATTGTGAATGCAGAACATATTAGTGCAACTCTTAATGATGCAATTATTACTGATCCAATTCAGCTAGTCAACGCAAGTCCACAGGATCTCATGAACCAAGTGCTTAACACGATGCAGCCTCAAAAAGATTTCACCTTTGACAGCGATGTTATGCGTCAAAGCAGCATAAATATTGAAGCTGGTAAGAGCGTTGGCTCAATCCTTACTGATCCAGATAAAGAGGGAGACGAGGCAACGCAATCTCTCTTAGGCTTATTTGGCGGTGAACTAGAATTTGATAATTTTGATATTCATCACACCTTGCAAGCTGGCAAAGACTCAGGGATTGTGGTTAACAGCAAAAATATCACATCTCTAAACCACGATAAAAGCACGGAATCGATGTTCACTGGTGCTGTTTTTGTCGCTACTTACACGCCAGGTCAAGCAATTGCTAAAGAGGACTGGTCAGGTTGGTCCAGTTGGCAAAGCAATTACAACAGCGTTGGCATTACTTACATGGCTGGTGGTTCGATTAACGTTTTTGATTCGCCAGTTGAAGGGCAAAAAATTATCAGGACGGTTACAAATGGTCAGAAACTAAGGCTAGGAGCTATCGTTAATAATGGTGATTTTACCCCAGACGGAAAATATCAAATCAATACCGTTAACTCTGCTGGTTGGTATCCAATTGACCCTGCTGATGGTGGCGGATGGATTGAGTCCGATTGGCTAACATTTGATCAAACGGGTGCTTATGCCGTTAATCCAATTACGGGGCATATTACGGTTCAGGCTTCTGATCCACATGATGAAAGTGGGCTTGGAAGCCGTGTAAGTATTTCCGGCTACGCCGTGGTTGCTTACAAAAGCGGCGGCCACATTCACGGCTACAATGCACCTGATATTGGGCCTCAACACTACCGTAATGGAAATATTTACAAAAATGGTAAAGTAATCCATTATGATATGGTAGAGCGGAATGCCAATGGTGATCTTTGGTATAGAGTTAGTGATCATAATTGGCTGTATGGGCCTCACTTATCACTTTCACAAGATGGATCTTATCAAAGCTTTAGTAACTATGGCTATGGTTATGTTAAAGATGGTGCAACTAAGTATCATTTAGACAAACATCATCAAATGTCTGCTACTACTCAAACGGTTGATAAAGCTGGCAGTGAAAAAAGGAGAAAACACTGGGGAACAAAGACAAAAAAGGTAAAGGTTAAAGCCAAGAAGGGCATGGCTACAATTGATCAGACAATTACTCAAGGTGGCGTAACTTACCAGCATACCAAGTATGGCTGGGTTAAAGGCTCGGCCATTTCTTATACAAAAGATGGCTCAGTTAAACCCAAAGCTTCTAGCAGTTTCTTAAAAAGTCAGGTTGCCGATCATTCAAAAGTTGAAATTTATTCAACACCCGACAATCATGATGCTCTCAATTGGTCGATTCCTAGTGGAACTGAGCTAGATGTTACTGGCTATGAAGCTAAAGGCGGAGATGGCAAAACTTATGTTCAAGTAACTTATGCAGGTAAGACAGGGTGGCTACCTGAAGATTCTATTGATGATAAGAATTCTCAACTGAATTCCCCTGATGCTGGTGACGATACCGATACAGACAGTAATGCAGCAGCTAACGTTGATCAGTCTCAAAAGACTGTAAGAGTTAAAGTTGGCCCAATTTATGCTGATGGCTTTGGCATTAATCCAAACATTGACAAAGTCACTTATGTGGACATCTCAGACCTATTCACACATGATGATCAAGACCTGTCTGGCCAACAAGCAGACGGATCTTTTACCCCTACACAAGAAGACATTGATCAAGTCACTGAGATTGGTAGACAGTATTTAATCGAGCACCGCTTTGGTCATCCACAGATTAGTACAACAATTGGATATCAGGAAATGTCAGGCATTAACGCTGACTTTCAACAGTTGTCGCTATATGACTTCCTGTACGTTAAGTATGATAAATACAACTTATCTGAAAGAGTGCAAGTTAATGGCTATGTTTGGGACTGTTTAGCTCATAGATATATCAGTTTAACTTTAGGCAATTTACCCATTAGCTGGCTACACTTGCTACAGAAGAAAATTGATCAAAACTCTGATGAAAAGGTTGCTCGTGTCACTGGTCAAGTTAACCAAGTTGGAGGCTTTGTTGGCGCAGTTAACCAAGCTTTAAAGCTTCAGGGCTCTGCACAAACTCAAGCTTGGGAAAACTTGATGGTACAACTAGGCGATGCAGAATATGTGACTGATAAAGACGGCACAAAGCATTTGCAGCTAGAAGAATCTGTTAAAGCCTTTGCTCAGCATATGACCGATATGAAGAACAACGTTGATAATTTTGATTCTTATTTAAAAACTGGTCCTCGTGGCACTCTGGAATTTGTAGATGATTCTGGTAATCAAAACATGCAGAGCCCGACTGAAATTCGTGCTTATAACGGGTCAACATATTTTGCGTTAAATAATAATGGTATTTCTTTTAGAGACTCGCAAGGGAACGATCATGCGCTATTTGGCGTTGATGGTAGTACTGGTAACATAACAGGTAATTTCTTCGTCGATGAGGCACACATTCCGATTAT